GCTTTAGGTAACATTGTTGATCCAATGGGTTGGGTTTATAACTCAAAGTATTTCACAATTGGTATTGGATACAATCCATCCGGAGCTATTGTAAATATCAACTATTGGGTGTACATGGAAATTGCTGAACGCGAAGGCTTAACAATCATCTAAGATGAAAGAGTTCAAACCACTCATGCTACTAATAGGCGCTGTTATTATAACGGTGTTCTTAGTTCCTCTTGGGATCTTACACAACTTTGTGAAGTCCCTGATTGGATGCTTTAGACTTAAGTTCTGGCAAGGACTGTGGAAGTTTGTGAAATACTGGTTGATGATTCTATATCAATTATGGTGCTCAGTAAAATACCTTATGGTAAGACTGGCTGTTGTTCTAGATATGATGTGGAATGCTACCAGTGGTGAACTAGTCGAAGACTGTGTTACTTCAGTAGAGCTTACCTTATATGGTAGAGGAGACATCACAATATCTGCAGCAACCGGTGAACTTGAAGATGATGATAAACTTAATAAAGTAGGTAAAGGATTTAGTAACTTCTTGAGTATAGCTCTTGAGGATAATCATTGTAAAAAAGCTTACAAAAAACTTCTTGCAGATACAGAAAATAATTCATAAACTTGCAGCATAAACCAACCAACAAAACCAACTATGAAAACATTAGACAACAAGAGTACAGAGATTGTATTATCAGTAAAAGAAGTACCTTCAACAGTGGAAGGCGGAGCACCAACACAAGTTCCTGTAAAGGCTAAGTATGGTGATCTTATTTTATTAGTGATTAACAATCCAGGTCAAGCAGGATTTAGTATTGCTGAGATCAAACAACGCTTACAAATTGCAGCAGCTATTGGTGAGGGTGAGACCTTCAACTTAGAAGATGTGGATTTCACGCTTGTTAAAACATTACTTGCAGCTTTTAAATGGGCACAGGTAAACAAAGAAGTAGTAGAATTTAGTGATTACATTGATTCAATCAAATAAACTATGGTACATCATACTGCAGACGATACTATTGCTGGAACAGTTGGCGGATTTATAATTGCTTTTATAGCGTTACCATTTACAACAATTGCATCAACTGTAATATTAGCTGTGATAGGCGCTGTTGTCTCTTTTGGTACAAGTATGTTACTTAAATACCTAGTAGCAAAATTTAAAAAGAAATAATATTTTCCCTCCCAGGCCCTTGTCAGGCCGCCTTTTGTGTTTAACCTAAGAACCTGGTCTTGTCAGCCGGGTTCTTTTTTTAAATAAAAATTAATTAAACTTTTGTAATTTAAACTAAATTTATATATTTGCTAAAGATTTAAACTTTAAAACTTTATACAATGGCAGAAGAACAGGCAAAAAGACAAATGACTCCTGAGGAGATGAAACAAAGAAAACTTGAAATGGATCTATTCTTTAAAGAAGAAATCCCTTTCCTGGAAGAACAGACTAAGTATGAAACATTAGTTACGGGTATTGAAGAGTTAAGAGCCCGTAGAGTGAGAGCACAACAAATGATAGCATCAGCATTAGCTCCTCCTCCCCCAGATGATCTTACTGGTAAACAACCTAGAAGTAAAACCCCTAAAACTGAATAATATGAAAATAGTAGATTATCTTTTAAAGGATGGAGAATACTACAAAGATGTAGTAAAGAAAAATACAATTGTTATTCATCATACTGCCGGGTCTCATAGACCTGACTTTTCTATTGATGGTTGGGCCCATGATAAGAGTAAAGATGGTGGACAATTGGCTGTAGCTACTGCCTATGTAATAGGTGGTATAAGTACTACTGATGGTAGTGCAGCATATGATGGAGCAATCTATCGTGCCTTTGATGATAAATACTGGGCACATCACCTAGGATGTAAAACTGTAAATAATAAATTGCTTAATGAACAATCAGTAGCAATTGAGGTATGTAACTATGGTCCATTGACTAAGAGTGCAAATGGTGTATATCTGAACTATGTAAATAAACCGGTTCCTGAGAGTATGGTTGCTCAACTTGATAAACCCTTTAAAGGATTCACACATTACCACAAGTATACAGATAAGCAGATCTTATCGCTCCATGAATTGATCATTGATATTTCTAAGAGACATCTTATTGATATTACAAAGGGATTAAAACCACTTATGCCTTTAGGGGCAGCAATGTTCTGTTTAAATTCAAATGCATTGGCCGGATCTCCTGGAGTATGGACACATGTAAATTACAGGGAGGATAAACAGGATATGTGGCCTCAACCGGAATTAATAGCAATGCTTAAATCACTATAATATAAAGACTAAACCAACATGGCAATTGTAAATCAAGTACAAAAGAAGATCAAAATGGATCAATGGGATATTGTAAAGTTCCAATTGAACATGTATTGTTATCTGAATAAGATATCCATTTCTGATCTGGATCTTAACTGTCTATCTATCCTAGCAATTGTAGGAGAAAAGACTATTGAAGAATTCTGTGAATTATGTATGGAGAGTGGAATATTTAACAACAACAAGTCCATTAGACAACATATTCGTAATGTTCTTAATAAAGCTGAAAAGAAAAATCTGATTATTAAAAAAGGAAAATCTAAAAAGAAGATCACACTTAATATTCAGAATATTCAAACAACCGGAAATATATTATTGGACTATAAAGTTTTGTGCATTGAATCCCAAGAAAGCTAGAGATCTAATGAAACTAACATCTGAAGAGCTTAAGGTTCCTTTAGATTTAGTAGATGATTTAACATCCTTCTATTGGAAAAGAGTTCACAAAGCTATGAGTGGACTTGAAGGAGCAGAGATACAGGTAGCAGGTTTAGGTACATTTAAAGTAAAGAACTGGAAACTGGATGAAAAATTATTAAAGTATAAAGGGTTCATGGATAGAATAGATACTGTATCCTTCCGGAAGTATGAGATTTATAAGAGTTTAGAAGATCGCGTAAGTTTACTAACCAACTTAAAAGAATATTTTGCACAAGAAAAACTTAGAAAAAAAGAAATCAAATGTGGAGTAAAATAAAAACTATCTGGAAAAATAAGCTTCATATCTTAAGAGGCTTTTGGAATAAAGTATTTAAGACTGATCCTATTGAGGAGATGGCATCTATAAGATTACTTATCTGTTTAGATTGTCCTGATATTGATATGATCGGAAAAAAATGTATGTTACCTGGAACTCATCCATGCTGTGGTAAATGCGGATGTTCTTTAGCTATGAAACTAAGGGATCCAAGTAGTGGATGTGGTAATGAAGAAAAACCAAGATGGAATCCTGAACCTAAAAAATAAAAATGTCAGTACTCTTTAAACAAGAAGGCCATATTTATGAATCAGTTAATCCTGTAGAAAGGATTGATTGGTTAGGTGTGACCACTTTTGTAGCCCACTTCAAAGAACCCTTTGATCCAATTGGCCAATCTATAAAATCATCTAGGAATAAAAGATCTAAATGGTATAACATACCTCCCGAGAAGATAAGAGAAATCTGGAATTCAGAGGGAGATCGTGCATCTGGTATGGGTACATGGTATCATGATCAAAGAGAAACTGATATTATAGAATTTGATACAATCGAAAGAGATGGTATTACTGTTCCTATTTTTAAACCAGTATTTGTTGATGGTATCAAACATGCCCCAGAGCAGAAACTTGTTGATGGAGTTTATCCAGAACATTTTGTTTATTTAAAATCTGCAGGACTGTGTGGTCAATCTGATCGCGTAGAAGTAGTTAACAGTGTAGTATCTATTAGTGACTACAAAACCAATAAAGAATTAAAAGTTAATTCATATAAAGGTTGGGACGGGGTTCCAAAAATGATGTCTGCTCCTCTATCTCATTTAGAGGATTGTCATCTAATGCACTATGCATTACAATTAAGTTTATATCTTTATGTGATTATTAAACATAATCCCAAACTTAAACCGGGAAAATTAACTATTGATCATGTGATATTTGAAATAGATCATAAGGATGAATATGATAATCCAGTTTATAAACAAGATGAATTTGGTAACTTTATTGTTAAGGAAGTAGTACCATATGAAGTTCCATATCTTAAAAATGAAGTAATTGCAATGATCAATTATTTACATGAAAATAGAAGTTTAATTAAAAAGAAAAGTTAATGAAACCAGAGATTAAGAATTTAAAATGGGAAGGTAATGATTTAGTAACTGTACCTATCAGATTACTAAATGCTGCCCAATATGATATGGGATTAGATAAGATTGATAAGACCGTATGTGATGAGACTATTGATCTAAGCAAGTTAGCAATTATCAGATATGTCTACACCAAAGGAATTGACAGTGATATTATTAAAAATGAATGTATGATAACAATAGGTGAAGAAGAACACATAATTCTTATATCCAGAGAGAATATGTTGAAGGCATGGTTATACTTTAAAAATAACGGATAATGAGACATCTAAAGAAAATAAAAGTTTATCTCTCAATAGTTAAAGGATTTGGTTTAGCCTTCTCCTGGGGAAATAATATAAGTAGTGATAACACTCTTTTGTTCCTTTGTTTTTTATTAGAAATTAAATGGAGAAAAAAATAATATGCTAGTAAGACTATTTGATATTCAGAATGGTAAAGTAATTCCAACTGAGCACTGTTACATTATGAAGAGTTTAAAAGATATCATGGAACATTATCCTGATAATTATTTAAAGATCTATCAATTTCTTTTCTATAAATATTGTCCAAATCCGGATGTTAATCCCTTCTTTAATGTCCCAATAAATGACAAAGAGGAAATGATCATGACTGAGATTGAGGGAGATTTCTCTACTGAAGATGAAGATATCATTGTAGCTGAAGCTGTATGTAAAAAATTATATGAGACCCCAACCTCAAGAGCCTATTATGGTATTGCTACAATGCTTGATAGGCTTTCTTCATTTATGCAGAATACTGCTATTACAACTGGAAGAGATGGTAATATGAATTCAATTATAGCTGCAGCTAAAAATTTCCAGGATATAAGAAATTCCTTTAAGGGGGTTTATAAAGATCTTGCTGATGAGCAGGAATCCAATGTTAGAGGAAAAGCATCTATGGCTTATGATCAAGTTAAATAATGGATAAAGTTTATAAAGAAGTACCCACATGGGAAGCCGGTGTATGGTCCACAACCACATTCCAAACTATGGAAGAATTTCGTGACTTCCTTATTCCCTTATTAAAAGTTCCAGGAGAATACAAGTTTGATGCTACTTCTTTTCTATTCAATGCTCAAGCTAGATTCTATAACCAAAATAAATTTTACTGTTCAGCCCCTTTCCGTAGTAAAGATTATACTACCTATTGGGATACAGAAAAATCCAAGAATAGAAATGGAGTAATCTTCAAGAGTAATGGTGAGACTTGGTATCTTACCCGTGATTACTATATGTGGCTAAACTTCCTTCCTATCTTTGATAAGGAAGAAAATCTATATGGTTTTGCCAAAGTTCGGGATGCTCAGTATCATATGGCCCTGTATGAGCAATTAGCAGAACTGCATCATAAACATTCAGCCATTCTCAAGAAACGTCAGATTGCCTCCTCCTATTATCATGCAGCTAAACTTATTAATCAGATTTGGTTTGAAGAGGGTATTACCTTAAAGATGGGATCTGTTCTTAAAGATAAGATCAATGAGAAGGGTACTTGGAAATTCTTAACAGAGTACCGTAACTTCCTGGATGAACACACTGCATGGTATCGTCCAATGAATCCAGGAAAGATCATGATGTGGCAACAACAGATTGAGGTTACTAAAAATAGCCGGAAATCTCTCCAAGGATTAAAAGGGACTGTACAAGGATTAACATTTGATAAAGATGCTACTGCAGGAGTCGGTGGTCCCTGTAGGTACTTCTTCTATGAAGAGGCCGGTATTGCTCCAACTATGGATACTACCTATGAGTATTTATTACCAGCTATGAAATCTGGTATGATTACCACGGGGATGTTTATTGCTGCGGGATCAGTAGGAGATCTAGATCAGTGCGAGCCACTGAGGAAGATGATCCTGTATCCTGAAGTTCATGACATCTATGCTGTTGAGACTGATCTTATAGATGAGAAAGGTACAATTGGAACTGCCGGATTATTTATTCCTGAGCAATGGTCTATGCCCCCATACATAGATGAGTTTGGTAATTCACTTGTTAAAGAAGCTTTAATTGCTATACATGCAGAGCGTTTAATATGGAAAAAAGATCTGGAACCTAATAAGTATCAGCTCCGGGTATCTCAGCACCCTATAAATATTGAAGAGGCATTTGCAGCCAGAAAAGAATCTGTATTCCCATTACATCTTATTACTGCTCAGCAAAGAAGAATAGAAGAAAAAACTTATGCTTATGAATTTCTAGACATCTCCCGAGATGCCAATGGAAAGCCCCAAGTTAAAGAAACCCGTAAGCTTCCTATAACTGAATTTCCACTAACTCCAAAAACAGAAGATAAAGAGGGAGTATTAATTGTATGGGAGAGACCTTATAAGGATAATTCTTTCGGAACTTATTATGCATCTATTGACCCAGTATCTGAGGGAAAAACATCCACATCCGATTCTCTATGTGCAATCTATGTATACAAAACTGATGTTGAAGTAGAAAGAATGGAGGGTGGAGAACCTATAGTTGCATTAGAGCGAGGTAAGATAGTAGCTGCCTGGTGTGGTAGATTTGATGATATTAATCAGACACATGAAAGATTAGAACTAATCATTGAGTGGTACAATGCATGGACTGTTGTAGAAAACAACGTATCTTTGTTTATCCGGCATATGATCTCCCAAAAGAAACAAAGATATTTGGTTCCTAAAGATCAGATGATATTCCTTAAGGATCTTGGATCAAACTCAAATGTGTTTCAGGATTATGGATGGAAAAATACCGGTAATCTTTTTAAAGCACATTTATTAAGTTATGCTATTGAGTATTTAAAAGAGGCCCTTGATCATGAAACAAAACCAGATGGAACAATTGTTCATACTACCTATGGAGTGGAAAGAATTCCGGATGCTATGCTTCTCAAGGAGATGGCTGCTTATTACATAGGATTAAACGTAGATAGATTAGTAGCATTTACTGCAATGATTGCCTTTGTAAAAGTGCAGGAATCAAGTAGAGGCCGTAAGAAGAGAATAGAAGAAGATGCTCAAAAATATTTGGATAAGTCCAAAAAAAAGGTTACATTTAGTAAGAGTCCATTTGTACATATGGGTGGAAATAAAATTGAAGGTGCCTTAAAGAATACACATAGATCAGCTTTTAAAAATTTAAAATAAAATACCATGGAAGTATTAAATGCAATGCAGATGAAGGCAGGTGCCAAATCTGATAAAAACAGATTAGGTACCTTAATACAACCAGTTCAATTTTTGCCAAGGGATAAGAAAGATGAGCAATGGTGTGCATGGAATGTGGATTGGTTAGAGTTCCAAGGATTAAAACAGTTGCGTAGCAATGCCCGCAGGTTAATGAAGAACTATAAACTTGCAAAAGGGATCATTGATAAAACAGATTATATTGTTGAAGAAGATAATGAGTATGGTGAATTAATGGATACTCTTACTAAAGAGGACAATTCAGCCCTTGAGTTGAAATTTTATCCAATCATTCCCAATGTAATTAATACCCTAGTTTCTGAATTTGCTAAAAGATCTACCCGTGTATCCTTCCGGGCCATGGATGAATACTCTTACAATGAAATGCTTGCTCAGAAAAATGAACAAGTAAGTCAAGCCTTGTTATTTGATGCTGAGCAACGAGTATTAGTAAAACTTCAGGAAATGGGATTAGATCCTAATAGTCCCGAAGCTCAACAACAATTAGCTCCAGAGAGTTTAAAGTCCTTACCAGAAATTCAGTCTTTCTTCTCCAAAGATTACCGATCAATGGAAGAACAGTGGGCAGAGAGACAGCATGCTGTGGATATAGAAAGATTTGGAATGGAAGAACTTGAGGAGCGAGCTTTCCGTGATTCCTTGATTACAGATAGAGAGTTCTGGCATTACCGTATGCTTGAAGATGATTATGTAGTTGAATTATGGAATCCAGTATTAACCTTCTACCATAAATCTCCGGATGTAAGATACATTGCAGATAGTAATTGGGTCGGTAAAGCTGAGATGATGACAGCTTCCGATGTGGTTGATAAATATGGATGGATGATGACTGAGGAGCAGTTAGAATCTCTTGAGGCTATCTATCCTATCCGTGCTGCTGGATATGCAGTTACTGGTTATCAGAATGATGGTACTTTCTATGATGCTACAAGATCACATGAGTGGAATGTTAATATGCCATCCTTAGGTTGGAGACAATATGCTTCTATGTGGGATAACCTTGGTGCAGGTGGTGATATTGTGAATTGGGTTCTATCTGAATCAGAAGATTATCAGGCAATGGGACAAGCTTATTTACTAAGAGTAACAACAGCTTATTGGAAGACTCAGAGAAGAGTTGGCCACCTTACCAAAGTAGATGACAATGGAAATGTAACCCAGGATGTAGTTGATGAAATATACAAGGTAACTGATAGGCCAATGTATAATACTACATTGATGAAGAATAAAACCAAAGATAACTTAATGTTTGGTGAGCATATAGATTGGATCTGGATTAATCAAACCTATGGTGGGATTAAGATCGGGCCAAATCGTCCAAGTTTTTGGGGTATGCCAAACTCAGGAGGTATCACTCCAATCTACCTAGGAATAAATAGAAATACAATTGGACCATTACCTTTCCAATTCAAAGGTGATGATAGTTTATATGGATGCAAGTTACCTGTAGAAGGGGCTGTATTCTCTGATCGTAACACGCGCTCAACTGCACTGGTTGATTTAATGAAACCATTCCAAATTGGATACAACATAGTTAATAACCAGATCGCGGATATCTTAATTGATGAACTAGGAACAGTCATCCTCCTGGATCAAAATGCATTACCAAGACATTCAATGGGTGAAGATTGGGGTAAGAACAATTTAGCTAAGGCTTATGTAGCTATGAAGAACTTCCAAATGCTTCCATTGGATACATCTATCACTAATACAGAGAATGCTATGAATTTCCAACACTTTACTAAGTTGGATCTTGAGCAATCAAACCGTTTATTGAGCCGTATTAATCTAGCTAAATACTTTAAAGAACAATGCTTTGAGACTATCGGTATTACACCACAAAGATTGGGACAACAATTAAGTCAAACCAATACAGCTACAGGGGTAGAACAATCTGTCACTGCATCCTATGCACAGACCGAAGTGTACTTTATTCAGCATTGTGATTATCTAATGCCAAGAGTACATCAGATGAGGACCAACTTAGCTCAGTACTATCAATCAAATAAACCTTCAGTGAGACTTCAAAGTATCACTACAACTGAGGATAGAAAGAATTTTGAGATCAATGGAACTAAACTTCTTTTGCGTGATCTTAATATCTTCTGTACTACTAAGGCTAATACTAGAAATATCATTGAACAATTAAAAGGATTAGCTTTAGGTAACAATACATCCGGAGCATCTATCTATGATCTTGGTCACATGATTAAATCTGAGACATTAGCTGAGGTGGATAGTGTATTAAAAGATATTGAATCCAAAGCAACAGCACAAAGACAGGAAGAACAACAGGCTGCTACTCGTCAACAGCAGGCAGACATCGAAGCTAAAGCACAGGCGCGTAAAGAGCAAATGGAGTTTGAATCTACTGAGAAAGCTAAGGATAGAGAGGCTGCTATACTTGAGGCAGAAATTAGATCTGCGGGTTATGGAGCCTCAATGGATATCAATAAAAATGCTCAATCAGATTATCTTGATGCATTAGGACAAATTCAGAAGACCGATCAGTTCCAACAGACTATGAATGTTCAACAACAGAAGGTTGATCACCAGGCCAAGGCACATGATGATAAGATAGAATTAGCTAGAGAGAAAATGCAGACTGAAAGGGATATTGCTGATAACCAATTAAAGATAGCTCAAACAAATAAAAACCAGTTTGATATTAAAAAAGGAGTACAGAAAAAAGGTAAGAAATAATATACTTAGCTATAAGATCACCAAAATTTGTATTTATATATAAATTTATAAAATTTAAATCTTATTTTTGATTATATTATAATAGCGTATAACCAATAAACCAACAATATCATGGCAGAAGATGCAACAGTAGTTCAACAAGTAGAGGTTGATGATCTCGAAAGTATTTTGGGAGTTCCCGGTGGAGACAATGTAATTGTTCCAGAAGGAGAAAAACAAAATAACATATTTAGTAAGAGTAAAAAAGTAGATACATCGTTCATTGATAAGACTGAAGAAGAGGAAGTAATTCCCCCAGCAGGAGAGACTCCAGAAGCTAAATTAGCTAGAGAAACTGCAGCGGCTACAGCCTCTGCTACTAAGAAAGTTTCATCTGAAGAATTAGATGACCTATTAAAGGATGATCTTAGTGAAGATGATGATATATCTACAGCAGGTGGAAAAAGAGATGCTAAGACTGGAAGACCAGGAGGAGCAGTAGAACTTACAAAAAAACTTATAGAGAAAAAATTAATAGTTCCATTTGATGATGGAAAAGCTATTGAAGATTACACTATAAAAGATTTTGAAGAGTTACTTGAAGCCAATATTACTGATAGAGAAAATCAGATCCGTGCTAATACCCCCCTTGAGTTTTTTGACTCACTTCCTGAAGAACTACAAGTAGCTGCCAAGTATCATGCTGATGGTGGTAAAGATATGAAAGGATTATTCCGTGTTTTATCTGAAGTAGAAGAAACCCGTGCACTAGATCCAGATGAACCTAAAGATCAAGAAGCTATTGTAAGACAATACTTAAGAGCTACTAGATTTGGTACTGAAGAAGATATTGATGAAGAGATCACAGATTGGAAAGATCAAAATAAACTTGGAGAGAAATCTTTAAAGTTTAAACCAAAGTTGGATGCAATGCAAGAACAAGTAGTTGCTCAAAAGTTAGCTGCTCAAGAAACATTATCTAAACAACAAGCTGCTGCATCTCAAAATTACATGAACAGTGTTTTTGAAACTTTGAAACCGGCAGAATTAAATGGAGTAAAACTTGATAAGAAAGTGCAAGGTATGCTATATACAGGATTAGTTCAAGCTAATTATCCTTCTATGTCAGGAAAGCCTACAAATCTTTTGGGCCATCTCCTGGAGAAATATCAAGTAGTAGAACCAAACCATGGCTTAATAGCTGAAGCACTTTGGTTATTAGCTGATCCAGATGGATACAGAGATAAGATCCGTGAAGTAGGTAAAACTGCTGCTGTAGAAAAAACAGTAAGATCTTTAAAAACTGCTGAACAACAAAAGATTGCTTCTTCACCAATAGTAGAAGAAGAAAAAGTAAAACAAAGAACCATTGCTAGAAACAATGATAATTTTTTCAAGAGATAATAAACAATTAATTAATATAAACTAAAAACAAAAACAATGAGTACACCGGTATTAAATAATGGTATATTCCTTCGGGATACAAATTACCAAGCATCTTCCCATATTGATTCTTATCACTTGGTTAACATGCTGAAAAACGCTGAACCAATGGATTTAGGTCCTGTGGATCTTTGGGCTATGGCTCAAAAAGTTGAAATGCCTCTTTATCAGTTATCATCTTTTGGTGGTAAAAATGTTATCAATGTTGATAATGCAAGGGGAGAATACAAATGGCAGACTCCAGTAGTTCAGGATCTACCTTACATTGTTGAAGATATTGAACCAAACAACCTTACAAAAGGTGTTGATGGATCTACCTTCAAATTGAAATTAAACAAACGCGAGTTTGGTCATGGTGATATCATCACTTATGATAAGTATAATGGTGTGGAGCTGTACATTACTGTTGATGACATTCTTCCAATGGGTGATGGTTTCATCTACACTGTTCAGTTAGTGAACAATGACAATTACAAATATTTGGATAACAAGTATTTGACTTGTGGAACTAAAGTTTTCCGTAAAGGTTCTGCTCGTGGAGAGTATGGAGAAAGATTCTCTGACATCCAAACTAAAACAGGTTTCCGTGAATTTTACAATTATGTAGGTGGTGCTGAGGCTCATGTGCATTATTCTATTTCATCTCGCGCTGATCTTATGATCAAAGGTGGTTTGAATTCAGATGGTACAATCCCAGTTACTGAAATCTGGAGAACATTTGATAAAAATATTGATCCTTCAGTTACTTCTTTGGAGAACATGGTAACTGTAATGGGTAAAGACTATGTAAAGAAAGCTATGAACAATGGTAATCTTTCTCGTACATTTTTAACCACTATGGAAGCTGCTCACCTTGGAAAGGTTGCAACAGATATCGAGACCTACTTAATGTGGGGTCATGGTGGAAGGATTAAGCAAGATGGTCCGGATGATATGAGATTATCAGTTGGTCTTTGGAGACAACTAGATAACTCTTTCAAACGAGTTTACAACAAATCAGGATTTACTCTTGACTTGTTTAAATCTGAGATCTTCAACTTCTACGCAGGTAAGGTTGAATTCCAAGGACCAGATCCTAAGCGTTCACTAGTAGTTCAAACCGGTATTGGTGGAATGAAGTTGGTGAATGAGGCTATTAAGAGAGAAGCAGTTAACTCAGGTTTAGTTATCAATGCATCTCAGATCGGAGCTATCTCAGGTCAAGGTATGGATTTAAACTTCGGTTTTGCATACACTAGCTTCGTGATTCCTTTCTTAGCAAATGTTAAGTTTGTATTGAATCCAGCATTCGATAACTTACATACTAATGATATTGAAAATCCTATCATTGATGGCCGTCCATTATCTTCTTACAGTTTTGTAATTTTTGATGTGACTGATCATGGAAATGATAACATCTTCTTATTGAAATTATCTTGGGATAACCAATTGAAATGGTTCTACCAAAATGGTACAATGGATTATATGGGACGTACTCAAGGCTTCCAGTCTTCAGGACAGTTCAATGGTTACCGTGTTATGATGACACAAACAATGCCGGCTATTTGGGTTAAAGATCCAACCAAGGTGTTGAAAATTGTAATGAGAAACCCTATCACTGGTGGATCATTCTAAATAACTTCAGGAGTGAAGGGGGCTTCGGCCTCCTTTCTTCTGTTTTTTTATTAACCCTATAATCTTAAATAAGATGCCTCTTAATAGAATAGTAAATAGTGTTGCCAATGCAAGAAAATTTATTCTTGGTGGATTTGGCAATAATGCATTAGCAAGACTTTCAGATGTCAATGCTATTGTAGATCAAATTAATAATCTTGATGCATATAGAAATGTACATTTTGAATTAACCTCAAGTAACAATGGAGTCACAATGAGATCACTTATTAGTGGTTCAGGAATAGTTGGATGTAGTGGTTGTGATTGTACAGTGGTGGGTGGTTGCGATGCAGACTGTCAAGATGGAGATACTTGTGGTAAAAAGAATGCTGCCTATTTAGTAATTACAGGAGTAACTCAATTAGCTCTTGGAGTATATGAGTTAACACTTAATCCAAACATGCCTTTTATGGCAAACCCAAGAACATATGGAATGTTTGTATCTCAACTTGAGAATATTACTCATCAAGTACAAGTAAGTAAAATTTACAATACAAATAAGATCAAGGTTGAAACCTTTATTGCAGGAATTCCGTCAGGACTTGTATTGCGAAATACACCATTTATCTTCAATATTTATCCGCAAAAGAAAAGTGATTTATATTGCAGTGTTTGCTAAAAACATGATTATTAAATATCTATCCACTATATGTATAGTTCCTGATTAAGGACAGAGCTCATAACTCCGGGATAGATCACAAATTAAAAATACTTAAATAAGATGATACCACATATTGTTCAAATATCTCCAGATCCTTGGATTAGATTAGGGGGAACTAAACAAACAGAAATTGCTAGATTAGCTCATCTTAATTGGTTAATAGATCAAATTAATTCTCAACCTTCTGGAGGAGGAATTAATAGTGTTACTCTTAATAATCTTTTACCTCTATTTACTGTATCTAATACAGGAACAGGGACTAACCCTATATTTACTTTTGTAGCTCCTCCTCAGAATCAAAACTTATTCTACGCAGGACCTATAAAAAATCCAGCAGCTGTTCCTACTTTTAGAAATATTATATTAGCTGATTTACCTGCATTGCCAGGATCATCACTTGCTACTTGTCAATTAGATTTCTATGTAACAAATATCAATTCCTGTTCTCCTTTACACATCAATCCTACAAATGGACAAGATGTTTATATTGGTGAAGCAGGTGGAAATGTAGGTATTGGAACATCTGCACCACTTGGTAAATTAGGTGTAGTTGGTACAACAGGAAGTGGGGAAAAACTTATTTCACTTTATTCTTCTGACTGGGCAACACCTTCTGAACAAGAAAGGTTTTACTTAACA